GTTCGTTGCTTGCCATCTAATGCACTAGTCAAACTGAGTGCGATTTTCATTCTTTACCTCCGCAGGTAAGGGTTGGAATTATTTGTATTACGCGCCAGTTCCAGTCTTGGTGATTGCACCAGAGATTGGGAACGTGATTGACATTGTGGCCAGGTCACCAATAGCACCCTTGACCATCTCATGCGCAGTCGGCAGAACCGAGAACGCATACTGTGGATTCGCAGACCCAGCAGCAGCAGTGCCGTTTGGCTTCACTGTCATCGGTACAGCAGTACCAGCAGTGAACGCATCAAAGAACAACTTCTCAATCGTTGGGTAGTCCTGTTGCAATTCCATTGTGATCGAGTTATCGATCAAGCCCTGGATTCGCGTCACAGCTGACGAACCCATCGAAGTTGTGACAACCTCAGCCGCACTTGAGGCGAGCGTAATCGACGTTACGTATTGGCTGATGTCGGTTGCAGCAGTGCCGTAGGTGACTACGACGTTTGTGAGTACTTGCTTTGCCATGAGTATTCTCCTGCCTATCGGCGTTCGAGTTGATGTCTGCTCGGCTGAGCCGATGCGATAACACTACACGCCACAAGCATCCAACGGCAAGGGGTCAGGCGTACACCGTGACAACGAAGTCAATCGCCAGATAGGTTGCGTCGTTCGCTTCAAGGGTTGAGATGTTGTCAGCAGACTCCACAATCAAATCCTGCACAACCCCACCCAAAGTCCTATCCGATTCGATAGCAGCCCTAATCGAAGTAGCACCGGCATAAGACAGATAACCATCCAACAACGACTGTGCAGTGCGCTCAGCCGAACGACCCACCACAACCGACACCGTGAACTTGTGAGTAATCAAACCCCCACCCATAGCCCCGTTGTACTGAATTGAATCCAGCAACGGCCAAGCGAACGGGGTGTTCACATTGTCAGGCTGATAGGCGTAAGCGCGAAGCCCTGACACAGTTGCCAGGTTCGCAGCCAAACCAGCCTTGATTTGGGAGACGGTAGTGGTTGAACTCATGCGAATAGACGCATGCGTCGGTACGGCTCGACAAGCTGTGCCACATCAGGGTCAAGCGCACGGCTCACCCTGATAGCACCCATGTCACCGAAACCTGCGACACCCAACGGACTGTCATATCGTTTAAACAATCTTGAAGCCTGAATGATCGTTGCCTGCGTGACCGGCTCAGGGACATACGGCCAACCGAAGACTGCTGTGAGTTTCACCAATGCTTGCGAACCATAGTTGGAATTGACAGTTGGGAACAGGTAGTCACCGACTGCACGAATCTTGTCAAACGCCCAAGTGATGCCATCAAGATCACCGTTCAATGGTTCCAACTGCCAATCGGTAGGAGTCCACGTTGTATCGAATACGCCATCAGCGTTCGTTGAAGTTTGCAAAGTAATCGCAGTTCCAGAGAAGTCATCAACTGAACAGAAGAACGAATCCTCTGCTTGAAACACACGACTAGTGGCAGAACCAGCAACCCAGAACTTTCGGTTGCAGTAACCATCAATGAGACGTGACGCAGCACCGGCACAGTTGTCAATCAGTTCGTCGTCAATAGTGTCAGCCGTACCGATTCGGAGGGCTGCTTTGATCTGATTGCGTGTGGTATAGCCGTTGGTGATTGCCATAGTGTCTCAATACTAGTTCACCATAATGGGTGGGAACTCTTGACCTGGCACAATCTTGAACTGGTTTATCAAACTTCTAAACAAGGTGACATCAGCCTCGCCCTGTGGGAAGGCTTGTAATGACACAGCTTCAGGATGTCGCCAATGAACAAACCTATAAGTCGTATCAAACTCAACTCGTAGTTCAGCCTTCCTGAACTCCATCCACTGAATCCAATCGGAATACATGGATCGCCTCCAAGGATAAGCCAGATAGGTTTCTTGTCTTACTACTGTCATCCCAGACATCGGATTGCTTACCGAACCAAGAATTGTTTGATAGCCATCAGGATTGGCTTGAAATAACTCACCGTGTTGAGTTCGTCCAGCAATCGAAATGACATCACAATCCCGATCCAAATCAACCAACGCATCAGGCAACATGATCTGATCCACCCCTGCTAGAACAACCCAATCACAAGAAGATGTCTCTACAGCTTTATTGATACCATCCCAAAACAATTCTTCCGTGATGATGTTACTGATCCAAGAAGGGACATCCAAAGGTATTAACGATGACAAAATAACTTCATCAGGTTTTGGATTCATGGCTTCAATCATTGCCACATATTGCTGACCAAACTTTTCCCAATACTCAACTGAAGAACAACTAGCCATCAAGAATGTCATATCAATCCCACCCCAAATCCCTTCGACGCTTCAAGTCCCAAGCCCCAGCGTCAGGAACACCTGACTGCCAACGCAACGAATGCAACTCCTGATTCGCTTGGAAACTCTTAGCATTCTTCTCAGCCAACGACGCATCCGATCCTATGGTTGAAGAATTGTCGTGGATGATCCCAGCCTGAGAAACCTTCACCTCAACATTGATCCGACGCGCACGATCCTCAAAATCATTGTCCTCAAAATATGCAGGCACATAACACTCCGAGAACAAACCGACACGCTCAACCACACCAGCACCCACCCAAGCACACGACCAAGGTTGCGTGTTGCCGGTCAACGTGATCGTGTCAGATTCACAATCGTTGTAGAAGGCTTCAAGTTGCCCTGGTTCAAAGAACGCATCAGAGTTCAACAGAATCCAACCATCAGCATGAGGAGTTGCCTTGATGCCTAGGTTCCATGAAGGTGCCACACCAAGGTTGGTTGGCATCCTCCACAGATACCAGTTCTGAATGTATTGCCAAGGTGCAGTCCACGCCAACATGTCAGGGTCATACCCGTTGCCGTTGTCAATGATGATGATCTGCTCGACGGGATAGTCAATCGAGCGGATCGCCCGTTCTAGTAAGTCATACCTGTTCAGGACGGGGATGATGATGCACGGCACCATTCAGCAAGTCCCTTCATCACAGGCTTCCAATGAGCCTCCCAAACAGCGTCAGCGTTGTATGCCTGTGCGAAGTCCACAGCCACCTGATCAACCCCTCTAGGAGCCTCGTAGGAGTGTCTCAGGGCATCCACAATGGAACCCACCTGAGGGATACAGAACCAGGAACGCTGATGCGCATCCCAAAACGGTTGCACCTCCACAGCCCACCCAGACCCAACCAACTCGGGCTGAGCAGTAAAGTCCGAAACAATGACTCTGGTGCCACACGCCTGAGCCTCGATCACAGCCAACCCAAACCCTTCGCCCATAGACGCAGATAACAACACATCAGCATCTGCATACAGTGATGCCAAAGACTGCTGAGGGAACCCAGTGCGATACGCATACTGATCAACAATCTTGTACTGATCCTCGCGAATCCCACACGCATGCAACAGATGTTCCAAATTGACACCACCCATCGCACCATCTTTCTCAGTGTGCAAATACAGAATCGCATCAGGTTTATCTTGCGCAAAAATACCGAACGCCAACAAGTTCTCTGCAAACGATTTGCGTGAAGGACTAGCACCCTTGTTCGCTGCGTTCATCATCACCACAAACTTGTCGTCAGGAATACCCATCAACTCACGACCAGTGAATGTCCTGCCACCGTTCATCATTTTAGATTCAGGATTGAACACAGACTCGATGCCATGAGGCGCATAGAAACATTCAACATCAGCATCATTCAACATCTTCTGACCAAACAACGACATCGCAATCGGTTTCACATTTGGTTTCTTACACCAATCAACCACATCGACAGGACACGGAGCATGATCAATCGGAACCCAAGACGCAATGTTCTTGACCATATCCAACGACTTCGACTTCAACGGCCACACATCGAACAGAGTCATGATCAACGAAGGCAACTTCGGATTCCCATTCGCCCAATCCATCCCATGCGCAACCAGCACATCATCAGAATACGGTGCCATCCCACGTGGATACATCTTGATGCCATTCCAATTAGACGAAACTCCTTCGAGTCCGTACATGGCATGGATTGCTACTTCGTGACCTTCTTTGATGAGCCTTGTGACGGCTTGCGCGGTTTGCGTACCGTAGCCGGTGGGGACGAAGGGAGCGTTGGAATACCAGAGGATTCGTAGCGCGTCGGAATTGGTAGGTCTGCCACTTCTGGCAAGTGCGCTATCCCCCGATGTAATAACAGCTCGGCTTCCAGGGGTGGTAGTTCGACCATTGTGTTTTTGATGATTACCAGCATTCTTCACTTCCTTCTCCTTCGCAGATCGCAGGGGACAAATAGAAATAGGGTCGTATCGCCCTGCGTGTTCGATACGACCCTAAGCCTAGGGGAATTATGGGATGTCAGGGGGCAAGCCCCTCAAGCCTTACGGCTGGAGGAGATGCTTGACGTGTGATGTTTGTGGCAAGTTGCCGTCAACACGGAACTGCGCACGGAAGGTTGCGAGTCCTGCGCTGAATGCGAAGTCATCGGAACGATCCAACTTGATGCCGCCAACACTGCGCACGTAGTACGAAGGCAAGTGGCCAACGATTACGGACTTCAATCCTGTGGTGGCTTCTGCCATTGATGGGTTCTCGAAGATTGGCTTGCCCAACAAGGTGTCTGGAGCGTCAAGCGACAATCCAGGTTGGAACACGTAGTTGCCTGCCGTGTCCTTCAACTTGCGAACGCGACCAATCGACTGACCAGTCATCATCCAACCAACACCTGGGAGCTGACGAGCAGCACCATCAAGTGAGTAGTAAAGGTCGATGAGGTTGTCTGCTGTGAAGCCAGTTGCTGTGCCTGAAGTACCACCAACAGACGAAGCTGCGACGATACCGGTTGGCTCAACTGTGCCAGTTCCGACGGTCAACGCTGAACCAACAGCGAAACCGAGTGCGTTACCAACTTGATCAGCCAAGAAGCTGAGCATGTCAACACCAGAATCTTCAAGCAGTTCCTGCGACACTTGTGTCAAGAAACCGTACTTGAATGCTCCGAGGGTGATGAATGCCGAGAATGCTGGATCGGATTCGCCCAATGCTGCTGCTTCTGCGTTGACAGTTCCCACTGAGTAGGTTGACAAACGTGGAATCTGAAGGTTCTCGCCACTTGCGGTGTTGAGGACAGTTGATGTTGCCAAGACTGGCGCAACCAAACGTGCCTTCATGATCACCTGGTTGTAGAACGAAGTTGGTACTGGTGAACCAGTGCTTGACTTCAGGACATCACGACGCTCGAAACTTGCCGAACGTGTTTCGCCCTTGATGAGCGCACGGATCATTGCAACATCTTCGTTAACTGATGCCGAAGCAACAGGACGAACTTGGTCTGCAATCTCACGGGTTGCTGCGTCCATGCGGAGTTCGCGTGTTTCATCTTCACGGAGTTTGGCAATGGTTGCTGCACGCTCATTCAGTTCGTCGTTGAGACGGCTGTATGTCTGTTCTTCTTCTGTTGAGAGGTCACGCTTTTCAGCTGTGGCCACGTCGATGATTGCTTTGGCTTGGTGCCAGGCTTGCTGACGAATCTCAACTTGACGGTCTAGATATTCTTTCATGATTTTTTTCTGCTTTCGGATTGTTGTGGATGTGGATACGCAGGGAGTTACTACTTCTCAACCTGATGCGGCTCCGCATACAGCAACAAGGTTGACGGCTCCGTCAACGATGCAGTGAACAGATGTTAGGCGATGGTCTTCAACAAATCAAGGTGCTTCGCCATGACACCCAAACGAGCTGGTGCAGCATCCTGCACTGGTTCAAGTTTGGCGACAGTTTCACGCAACAACATCGCATGATCTTGCGACAAAGTTTGACCAGATTCAAGGTTCGTGATCGCGGCTGCGAGATGATCTGCGTCTATTCCTGTGCGAGTAGCAAGCGCATCAAGCGAACGAACTACTGCTGAGGTGGCTGCATAGGCTGGGAACCCTGTGACAACGCTGACTTCATAGAGTTTGATTTGACGAAGTTCACGGGATTGACCATCATCAGACCACATATCTCCACCAGATGGAACGGTGAAACCAAACGACATCGAGTTGACATCGCCTCGTTGCATCAAGACCGACAGATCACGACCAATGGAGGTATCAGGCAACGAAGCGTCAACGAATAAGCCTTTGGAGTCTTCAGATAGTCGCAGTGTTTTCGCACGGGTTGTGGCAAGGAGCATGCTTGAATCGTGGTTCATATACATGCGCACATTGTTCTTTGATTTGAGTGAGCGTGAGAATGCGCCTGGTGCGATCCGTTCGATGAATGGCAGTGGCTCCGAAGGCGAATTGAACACAGCTGCATAACCCGAGAACGACATGCCGTTGCCTTGTGGATCGGCACGAAGTTCAAACTCGTTTGATGTGATGCGACGTGTTTCTACAGTTGAGTCCATGTCGCCAATGCTAGTACCAAAATAGCCAAGCGATCTAGAGGACTTCGGATGCGACTTCGGAAGAAGATCATTATCACCGATGTACTTATCATTCTCAGGTCTTCCGTTGCGCAACAAATACAAGAAC